CTTCCTCTGTGTTGTTCGGATGATGTTCCTAGGTTTCACTCGTGTGGTCCAATGTAATTGGCAGGTCTTCCACTGTGTGGTGGGAGTTAATGTCCACAGTTCCCAATGGGGGGAAGTTCACGACATTCTCACAAAGCACGGGAGCGATAGAATGATCGCAGGCGACTTTGCTGGCTTTGACAAGAAGTTTCCCATCTCTTTCATGAGGTGGGCTTTTTGGGTCATTAAGCAGGTTGCTATCGCATCAGGAAATTTCTCCGAGGAAGAGAAAATGGTCATGGAGTGTATCGAGGCTGACCTGGTGAATCCAACGGTGAACTGGTTCGGCATGCTCGTCACACTCAATGGAGGTGAAGTGTCTGGACATCAATTGACGACCATCTTTAATTGCTTTTGTTGTGTGTTGTACATCATGTACGCATACAGCACGACATATCAGGTGGAAGACTTCTTTGAGCATGTCACGATACTCTCTCTCGGTGATGACCACGTTGTGGGTGTAAGCCCGCACAGGCCCCTTTTCACGCACACCCGAATAAAAGATGTGCTTGAAGTGGCAGGTGTTGGCTACACAATGGCAGAGAAGGAGAAACCTTCGGTGCCTTACATCCATATGTCAGAGGTTACCTTCTTGAAGAGGCGGTTCCAGTATCATCCAGGTGTGGATGGTATTGTAGGACCGCTAGAGAAGGCATCAATTGGCAAGATGTTGGTCGCCCAGGTCGTTCCGAGGGACTGCTCGAGGGCGCAAGCCCTAGCGCAAGCTATGGTGAGCGCCTCCATGGAAAGCTTCTACCATGGTGAAGAGTTCTTTGAGTTCATAGAGAATTGCCTCCAACAGGTGGAGGTTTCCTTTGAGCTAAGAACACACATGAAGCAGTACCCGCGACTTACGTGGGAGCAAAACCGACTTGCCTTTTTAGACAGGTCGGCGGCGGAGGAAAACTGTCGTAGCCAAATAAACCAGTCCGTAGCTAGTAACTGCGGTGTGCAATATGATGTCCTTGAATGCACACTGAGCGTGGAGTTGCAGACTAAGGCCACCCGGGCGTTCCCCGAAGTCCGTATTTACGGAAGGGTAAGGTTACCACCCAACAGAGGACACACGGATTGTCAGTCTGAGCAGACTTTTGATCCCGGCAATCAACAGCTCGCTACACAAACAATAAGCGATGGTGCTAGCGCACCGAATCCAGAGAGGATGGCCCCCGATGAAGGGCTCGGAAGCAGTGTTAGTCTCAGACAGGAAGTTGTTGATTTCATGAATGAGGAGAGCACGACCCAACAAGATGTGACCGGCGAAATGGACATGAACGTACACCGCGG